CATTCATTTCAAGTTCTCCTTAAATGCTGTTTATCCATACAGTATATAATAATTACCTCTTCGATCAAGTCATTTTAAAATGACTTAAAACAAAGTAGTCAATAATTTTTAATATATTTAGTATGTTTATCTTTTTTTCTTGTTAAAATATTTAGTATTTTTATGTTTTTCACCTAATATCTTACACTATTCACTAAGTAAAAAACACCAATAATGTTTTTTTGCTTTAGTAAAATGTGGCACTAATATAGTTTTTAGATGGTCTTTTTTTCGATTCAATATAATGATTATTCACTATTAGATGAAACCCAGTTAGAGAATCAGATAATATAAGATGCTGATGAGCATTTAGTCTGATACTTCGTCTTAAATAGAGTTGATTTACATTTAAATCATTATCTGGTAGACCGATAATTTTCAGTTGTTGCTTAATGTCTTGACGTTGCTGTTTTGAATAATTTGTATGAGTACAGTTATTGACAGAACTCCAAGGCGTGCGTTCCGCCCGCAAAAAAAATGTATTATTAGTTTTCACATCATTACTTCTATTTTTAGGTACTAGCTTCCATTTGATTAATCTGGTGCAAATAAAAGATGCAAAACCATGAATTGGTGCATAGACACCTTTAATTTTTTTGATGATTTCTTCATACTGATTAACTTTATCCTCATAAGCAAGGCGAACTTTAATATCTTTGCGTTTTACTAATGGTCCACCTTGATGAGTAGTATATGCCGCCCAATCACCAATATCGGCTGATGCTAATACTGGATCGATAATATCATTGGTTACTTTTTTATTTTTTAAACGACGTAGTTCTCGCCATACGCTGACAGGAGCCCCGCCTAGCTGTTGAAATTGGCGGATTTTCCAGCGGCTGGCCCAAGCAGTAATTGCTTTAGATGACAGCTTTAAGTTTTCGCCTGTTTGTGTATCAATTTCGTTTTCAAGCGCATATCCATCAATATTTTTGGCGATATATTTGGCAATGTAGCCAGTTGCAGATCCTTTTTGTTTATCAATATCTTTAAATTCAAAGCGATTGATGGCTGCACCTTTTTCATCCCCATCTTCATCCATGGCATATATCCACATACTATAAAAAGCTTTTTGAATATCTTCTGGTCGCATAAAGATTAAAATATGCCAGTGAGGTGTGCCGTCATGATGCGGTTCGGCAACTCGAAAACCAAAAAATTGAATATTTTCCCGATTTAATTTAGCTCGAATTCGTGACCAAACTTTGCATAAGTAGGCTTGTGTATCTCGTGGAGTATTACCTTGCCAGTTTTCAACAAAGCCCCCTTTAGCGTGAGCACTGTGATATTTAGCTGGAGCTGTCAAGGTTATAAAAGCACCTTGATAACCAAGTTGATCTGCTAGATCTTCAAAGCCGCGCATGCGTGTCATAAGCTCTACACGTCTTATTGCTGGATTAGCTACCGATTTATAAACTTGCAACTCTAATGGTAATTGTTCACCGGTTTCTTGATTTTCTATAGCCATCTTTTCAAGATATTTTTGATTGCGACGTTTTTGTTCTTGCCATTCCATTTGACAGCTATGGCTAGCATAAGGCGATGCCTTTTTTTGCACTTGACCTACGGCAATTGCAAAATGTTCATGTTCAAAATCTCGACGAGTTTTTAATTTACGTTGCCACCATTCATGATTGGTTATTTTAGCTAATGCTTTAATACAATTATCATTGGTTAATTTGTTATTTTTAAAATCATTAAAATAGGGAGGTATAATGTTGATAGCAATTAATTCTTTTAAAACTGTACGATAAAGTTTTTTCTCCAAACTTTTGTTTTCAATATGATTAGCTGTCAAGCAAAAGGACTGATCTGCAAGACATGTTTGGATGTGTTTATTTAAATAATTGACTATGTCAATACTTAATTTTTCTAACTTTTTTGTACTCAATGTTACCAATCGGGCAAATTCATCAGCAAAATTAATCGATAAGGCACTGGGCGTACCTACTTGATAACGTGCTTTGACTTGCGATAATCTTGCCTGAATATTACCACCTAAAGTTTGGCGTAAAAAACTATTGGCTTCTTTTCTTCCTTCAACTTGAAAAATATTAATATATTTATCAGCAAAATAACCAGCTAAAAAATCAGGTAAATCACTAAAGAATTGAGCACGAAATGAGTGGTCTTCTTGATCAATTTGCCACAATTTAATTTCATTATAGCTGATAGATTGTGGCATTTTTTCCCCATAATTAAACTGGGCTATTGGCGTTCTTTCTAATTTTTTATTAGGTAAATATTGCCCTATATTTTCATAGTAATCACGCAGAGTTAATAATAGTGAATGTTTATTTTTAGCTGGAATAAAAGGTAAAGAGAAAGATTGGCTGGTCATAAATTCTCGTTAGCAGTTATCGTTTTGTACGCAGTTCTTTTAGACTTTGACAATCGATACAAAGGTGACAACCTTTTATTAATCGTCGACGTTTTTCAGGGATTGGTTCGCCACATTCGATACAATCTATTACTGATTCGCCGATAAAGGTTTGGCGATTAGCAAGTAGATTATCGAGTTCAAGCTGTGCCAAATCATTTGCTTGGTCTATAATATCTTTCATTAGGCATTATTCTCATAGCTTTGATGACGAATTTTTTCTGCCTCTTGATAAAGGAGTTCATTTACTTCGCTAGCGGTTAAATTCTGATCTAAAATATGATCGCTTATTTGTACTAAGCGATTTATATAGATATCACAAAGCCGTTGGTTGGTTTCTTGTTTTATCTGTCTCAATATATCTTGTAACTTGAATTGGGTGATATTGTTTGAGTTCATATGTTTTTCCTCATATTATTAATTATGTTTGATAAAATCTTGTGCTTCACAATGTGCAAAAACATCCACGATGGCTTTTAAACGGCGGAGTCCTATCTCTAAGTTATCTACTTCATTATCGTTGAGCTGATCAAAGTTTAAATTATGTTCTGGATACGACAATCTTGTGTTTAATGATGTTATGCCCGCAGCTGCTAATAAAAGTCTTTTTTGTCCTGGTTTTAATCGATTAAAATTGCTACGTACTAAGCTGCGATGTCCATGAATTAATTGATATAGACGTCTTATATGTTCAAGTTGACGAGATTGTTCAATATTATTCATCGCTCTTCCTTATATAGTAGTTTGAATCAAAAAAGAGCCATGTCTTTCGAAAAAGGCAAAGGCTTTATCAAATGGTTTGAGTTAGTTTTGGCGATGTTTAACTTGCTTTAATTTAATGGTTTTACCATTACTTTTTTCAATCCAACCATTTGGATTATGTTTATTGGTTTGAATAAAAATAACTAAAGGTTGGGTAGTCGATTTTTGACTTAGATAGATAGCCCGACTCATATTATTGCTCCATTAAATTTAATTCTGGATTAAATGCTTTCGCCCCTTCAAGTGTAAGGGCGGTCATATTGATTAACGTTGTTGAGCGGTCATGCTTGCCTGTAATTCTTTTTTTTCGCGTTGGGAGCAATCCTTCATGTACATATTTTTTAACAGTACGAGGATTCATGCCCGAAACTCGAGCAAATTCATCAACAGTGACGTAAGGCGCAGAAATAGTGATTGAAATTGTTGTCATCATAGTGCATTATTCCTAACATAAATATGTTTATATGTAATTATGTGTATTTATATGTAAAATTAAACTAAATATAATTTATCATTAAGTTAAGCTTAATGTCAATCATATTTTTATTCTAAAATTAACCTGGGATTAATTAAAGATGAGCATTAATTTTAATTCTGGTGGTGCCAAAGTATTGGACCGAATCATTGAGGCTTATGGATTTAAATCCAAAGTTGAATACAGCAATTATTTAGGGACATCGGCAGCAAGTTTATCAATTCGTTATCGACGAGATCTCTTTCCCTCAGATCTTGTTGTCAAATGTATGGATGAAACTGGTGCATCATTACAATGGTTAGCGACAGGTGAAGGACAATTTAAACCAGTTGAACAATCTAAAGAAACGGTTATTTCCGATGAAACTTTAGTTAAACTTGAACGGTTGGCGAACCTAAGAGATAAAGGAGCCATTACCGAACAAGAGTTCAGTGAATTAAAAGGACAATTAATTTAGATTAGTAAAGGATAAATTGTACTTATGTCAGTAAGGAAACAACCTAATGGAAAATGGTTATTTGAAAAATATCTCCCTGGTGGTCGTCGGATCCGTAAGAACTTTGCTACCAAAGGGGAGGCATTAGCATATGAAAATTATCTTGAAGAACAAGCAAATCAAAAACCATGGATTAATGAAAAAATTGATAAGCGCCGTTTATCTGAATTAATTCAAAGCTGGTATTCGTTGCATGGTCAAACCTTAAAAGATGGTCAAACTCGATTAAAAGCAATGCTTTTTGCCAGTGATTGTATGGACAATCCATTAGCAACAAATTTCACAACCAAACAATTTACTACTTATCGTCAAAAGCGGATTGATGGTGAAATATATCGAACTGATCGCATTAAAACTGTTGCTCCTAGAACAATGAACCTTGAATTAACCTACTTTAAAGCGATGTTTAACGAGTTAATTCGATTAGGGGAGTGGCAGCATAAAAATCCTTTAGAACTTGTTCGTTCGTTTAAAACCGATGAACAAGAGATGGCTTATTTATCCAAAGAGCAAATTCAATCTTTACTCCATTCTTGTCAACAAAGTAGCGCAACCGATTTGACCATTATTGTTAAAATTTGTTTAGCAACTGGCGCCAGATGGAGTGAAGCTGAAAGCTTAAAAGGCGCTCAGGTTAAAGACGGAAAAATCACCTACATTAATACTAAAGGTAAACGTAATCGCACAATTCCAATTAGTGATGAGTTATTTCAACAAATTCCCAATAAAAATGGCCAGCTTTTTACTTCTTGTTATTCGGCATTTCGCTCAGCATTAGATAGAACTGGTATTGAGCTGCCCGATCGACAATTAACACATGTATTACGCCACACTTTTGCAAGCCACTTTATGATGAATGGTGGTAATATATTAGTACTGCAAAAAATCTTAGGCCATACCGATATTAAAATGACCATGCGCTACGCCCATTTTGCCCCCGATCATTTTGAGGATGCGGTGAGATTAAATCCGTTAGAACATGATTAAATAAAGAGAAATTTACAAATTATTATTTCAATAAGAATAAACTAAATTAAACAAAAAATGGCGGTAAATTGGCGATCGAAAATGATTTTATAGTGCTTAATATGTTTTTATATGCATAATTAATCAATTGATTTATAAATAACTTATTGATTTTAAACCTCTATCCAAAAAACTCATAATCGATTGGTCACTGGTTCAAGTCCAGTAGGGAGACCATAACGAAACTCAAGAAACCTCGCCTAGTCTAATAGACCTTTGTTTGCAAAGATTGATATAGTTTTCTACTTCATACAACCTGAACGAAATTCAGTAAGATTTAAAATATTCAGTTATACGGTGGTAATATAACTAAAATCCTTATAACCAAAATGATATAACTATAGCCAGAAAGACTGTTCTTTTAAGTGATACTTAAATTAAAGTGGCTAAGCCAAAAGATAAAAAATACACTGTACAAGATGAGATTGGGCTAGATTTATTAATAAAACTGACAGGATCAAAAGTATGACGATTTAATTATTATCGTCCTTTTGTAAAAAAGACCGAGTTGTTATCTGTCTCGGTCTTATAATCAAATTTACTTATCATGAGTTTAACTGACAAACACTACATCCTAAAATGTGCATCTATAATTTTACTTATTTTTCAATTTTATTTTTAAAATTGACGGAATAACCCATTCCTCTTTTAATATAAGCTTCTTTCGCTTGATAACAAGGATAGGTTTCTTTTATTTTACGTTCTAAAGTATTTTGCTCGTTCCATTTTAAATTTTGTTTTTCAATGGCTTCCATTTTATCGACACATGAGTTAAATGTTGTAATAAATTCATCATCATTGTCAGTAAAGAGTTTTACGTGTTTATCACTTTCTCTATCAAAAGCTTTTTCCCAACTTTTTCTACAGGCGTTTAAAGTGTAGGTATCTTCAGCACAATAAAGTGGTTTTTTGGATTCAATTGTTTGGATATCAGCGTTAGCCAGATCTTCAGTGGCTTTTTCCTCTAAAGCAGATTGAGCAACAGCACAATTTGAACCTTGACGTTGATCTAATTTACATATAGAAATCATTTGCTCTTTAATTTCTTCGTATGGTAATTGTTTTAATTCTTTTTTACCTTCGTCAACTTTTTCATCATAAACAATTTTCCAAGCCTTACATTTAGGAGAAGATGTTGTGTAAAATTTATTACACTCTTCAACTTTCATATATTCATTGATTGACTTTTGCCATGATTTGCCTGCTATTTGGTTTCTAATGGCTGCTATTTCTGTTTCTAAAGCTTGTTTTTCCTCAGCTTCTTTACGTTCTTGTTCTAATTTAGCTTGTCGTATTCGATCTTCTTTAATGGCATTTTCTGCAGCTTGGCATTCAGTATCATTTTTTATTTTTTCGAATAATTTCTCATCTTTTTGGCTAATAGCTTTATCTATATCATTACGGCATTCTTTTAATTTTTCTTTAGCAGAATCAATATTTTTTAAATAATACTCTTGATTTTTTTTTTCACATCCTGCCAAACCTAATCCGGCTATTAATACAAGTCCTATCACTTTTAAGTTTTTCATCATCTTTCCTAGTTTAATTTAATCAAGAAAATTAAGTAATAATTATTATTTAAATAATTTGGTCAATTATTGTTATTAGTAAATAAAAATAATGCGATATTGTTTTATTATCTTCAATGTAAAGAATATTCATTCTGGCATTTATTTTTTACACGCAAGATACACAATTTCGATAGGTTTGAAAAGTGATTTTTTTATCCACATTCTATATTAATAGAAGTAAATAGGATTTGTATTATAAAAAAATTTGATGAAAGGAAGTTTTTAAGCCACTAAAATCAGTATATTTGCTAATATATTTAAAAAATTAATGTTTATGTCAGCATTTTATTGACTATGCAAAGTTATAGTTTTTAATAGCCATACATTTTCTAATGGTTCCTGTAATATCATTCG